ATGGAGCTTGGGGCCAACTACCTCCTTGAGCGTGGCATCATGATTACCTATGTGGGCTGGCAGAAGGAGGACCGCATCTTCAAACAGAAGCTCACGCTAGATCAGCTTCAGCAAGTTAGTCCCGATTTGGTTAAAGCCATCTTGGAAAAAAAATCCGACGACCAATTGGTTGAGCTTTTGAAAGGTCAATTCAATGGAATGACTGACAAGAAAGCCAAGCGTGCTCTAAATGATTTGCGTAAAACCGGCAACGCAGAGTTTCCCATCATTCGGCGCAGCGTAGATTGCCCAATGGTTCAGGCCATTGCTCCAGATGGAGATGTTCTGTTTCCGTCCTACACCACCGACCCACAGAAAGTTCCCTATTGCTTCTGGCGCGTGTTGATGAGTGCCCAGCAGCTTAAAAACAAAATTGCAACAGAGGGTTGGGATGAAAGCTGGGTTGATTATGTCATTGAAAATTGCGGCGAAGAAGGCGACCCAATCAACAACAATAACAACAACACCAATTTCACCTACAAATCCACGACGTATGACGCCAGTGAGTTGTTTGAAGTGATTTATTGCTACCAACGCCTAGTCGATGAGGACAACGCAGAAGGTATCTATTGCACCGTTTTCCACAGAAACGTAATTGGTAAGCAAAACGTAGAGGATTATGCAAAGCATGAGCTTCTAAACGGCTACGAAGACTACCCGTTTGTCGTAACAAAGATTAGCGAGGACAACAAACGTCTCTACGACCTTCAAAGTTTTGCTGATTTGCTAAAAGGCATCCAGTGGCAAACAAAGGTGGAGCGCGATAGCCGCACAGACCGCAACTCGCTTGCTACTCTTCCGTGGATTGAGCATCCAATGGGCTTCCCGCCTAGCGATATTCGTCCCGGTGGCCTCCTTCCCTATCGTCGCCAAGGGGAAATTCGTTACGGCCCAACGCCACAATACAATCCCGGCTCGGTGGAGATGGAAAACACCCTGCTTACGCAAGCCGACAAGCTAATTGGTTTAGATGTTGGTAATCCATTGTCCACAATTCAGCAGCAGTATTTCGTGGATAAGTTCCTGACTCACGTTAAGGACGTTCTGCGCCTGTCATACAAGTGCTATCAACGGTTTGGACCAGATCAAGTGTTCTTCCGCGTAACAGGCGTTTCCGACCCACAGAAGTTTAGCAAGGGCGACCCTAACGAGAACTTTGACATCATCATCAACTACGACGTTCTGCATAACGACCCAGACAACGTGGAGACACAGCTTGGTCAGTTTGTTCAATTGATGCAGCTTGATAGAAATGGCCGAATTGACGTTGATGCCTTGCTTGAAATTAGCGGCTCAGCCATCAATCCAGTCATTGCGGACGCTATCCTGCGTCCACGCGAGCAAGCTCAGGAGCAAGTGGTCAAACAGGTCACAGATGACTTGTCTAAGATTTACGCTGGCATTGAGGTGGGCGCACGGCCTAATGGTGCTCAAATCGCTATGCAGGTTCTTCAGCAATACAGCCAGCAGCCCGACGTTATGCAGCGTTTACAGCAGGATAAGGCATTTGCGGCTCGATTCCAGAAGTATGCCCAGCAATACCAGTTCCAAATGCAGCAAACTCAGAACGCTGAGATTGGTCGCATTGGCACAGCTCCCGCCGAAATGGGCGGAATGCAAACACAGGGTATGCAGCAAGCTCCTTCGGGTATGGCTCCCGGCCCACAACAATACTAATTCATGGACATTAAAAAACTAGAACAGCTTTCGCACAACGAAACCTTTGTTGATTTCCTTGAAGAAATTCACAGCACACGCGAAGCCCTCATTCAACAGCTTCATGACGTAAGTGCTGATAGGATTCAGCAGATTAGCGGACGTATTCTCCAATGCGACGAAATCCTCGTAGCTGGTGGCTTCAACACCATCCAGCTGCGACGGATGGGGAGATAGTGGAGCCCCCGATAGGGATTGAACCTACGACAGCCAGTTTACAAAACTGGTGCTCTACCACTGAGCTACAAGGGCGTTTGATGTTTCTCTATGCCTAGCCGTAAAATAGCAAACAAAATCTTTGCTATGATGGCCCCACGCAATCGCTGTGGCGTAAAGTCAGCGGAAAACAATAATATGTCTAATGTCGCACCGTCCGCCGCTGGGGACGATAAACCAACAGTGAGTAATGATAAGTCTAACATCACGATGAACGAATATGCTGTTCGTCGTTTGGGTGAGCTTAAAGCCAAGCCTCCGGCTCCTGTAACACAGAAGCAAGAGATTGACGAAGAGCCCACTATTAAGGCCGCGCCTGCGGAAGAGGAAAATACTGAATCGCCAGACCCACAGGAAGGTGGCGAAGCTCAGGATTCAACCAACACCAAAGGCAAGGATGTTCTTTCACAACTTGACCTAACGGAATTGTCAGATGATGACATTGCCGAGCTTGCTCAAAAGGGTAAATCTGGTCTGCTTAAACGCATTGCGGAACTTACAGCCAAACGAAAAATGGCTGAGGAACGCATGGCGCAAATGGAGTCCTATCTCCAACAGCAGAGCAATAAAACCGCCCTTGAGCCAAAGGTTGAGAACAACCCCTACGAACACATCAAAACTGCGGACGAACTCAGTAAACAATCTGAGCAAGTTAACGAAGTTATTGAGTGGGCTGAGGATGTTCTTGATAAAGCTGAGACTCTTGGATATGAGGATATTGCCGCCAGTGTGGATGGCAAAGACCTTACCAAAGCTGAGGTAAAAGATCATTTGCGTCGTGCCAGAAAAGCACGGGACAAATATCTTCCCGCCCAGCAAAAAGAGTTGAACGCCAAGGAACAGCGCAAGTCGCTACGTTCCGCCTTTCAAAACCAAGCTACAAAAGAGTTGGATTGGCTGTCTTCGCAAGAGGACAACGATGTTCGTCGCCAATACCAAGCAATGATGTCCGACCCACGCCTCAAAAATATTGAGGATGTGATGCCGGAAATTGCTCCTCAACTCCCATACCTGTTGGCGCACGCCGCTAACTCGTTGTATGGCCGCAAACTCATCAGTCTTGATAAGCCCGGTCACAAGGTCAATCCGCCCGGTAGTCCCGATCTATATGCCGCACCCAATGAGCGGCCAGTAGTGAAGGGCGAAAAGGCCGTGAAAGACGCTCGAACGCGCCTTATGGACTCAGGAAGCATAGGCGACTATATTGCCTTCCGCACCCTTCAAAAAACTAAACGCAAGTAAACTTTTAATAATATGGCCTTTTCTAATACCTACGATACAACTAATCACGGCTCCGCTGTTTCTAACCGCGAAGACCTCACAGACGTTCTGACGATCCTCGCCCCCGAGGAGACACCAGTTCTTTCGTCCGCCTCTAAATCCAAAGCTACCGCTACCTACGTTGAGTGGACTGTCGATAGCCTTGCCGCTCCCACCACAACGGGCGTTGCAGAAGGTGCAGACGTTACATCATTCACGGACAAATTCTCTAACCGCGCTCGCCTCGGTAACTATATCCAAAAGTTCCGCCGCGACTACATGGTTAGCGATTTGCAGAACGCTGTTGACAGCGTTGGTCCAGCAAAGATTGCCCAAGCTGAGGCAAAATCGGTGCGCGAAATCAAGCGCGACATCGAGGCTACTCTCTGCTCTAACAACGACCGTTCGATTGAGGACGGCGCGGGCACGCCATACGGCCTTCGTGGTCTTGGCGACTGGATTGATAGCGCAGGTCCAGCAGACGTTCCAGCGGCCTATCGCACCCCAGCGGGTTCGATTCAGGGCTCCGGCACGACCTTCACGGAAACCGTTTTCAATAACCTCATCACCAGCATCTTCCGCGTTACTGGCATGAGCAATGGTTTGACGCTTGTTGCTGACACATCGCTTCGTCGCGTTATCAGCGACTTCGCTCGCACTTCGGGTAGCTCGGACTACTCGGTTCGCAAAGTTAGCTATGATGGCGGCGAGGCTTCGATTAAGCTGTCGGTTGAACTCTACGAGTCCGACCACGGCATCGTGTCCATCGTCAACATGAATCCTGACTGCGCTCCAGATACGACCAATAAGGACACCGGCTACTTGGTTAACCCCGAGTATTACGGCATTGCTGAGCTCATCCCAACTGGCTCGACCCGTCTCCCCAACCTTGGTGGTGGCGAACGCGGCTACGTTGACTGCGCCTTGACTCTCATCGTGAAACACCCCGGTGCTCACGGCAAGATCACTGCCCTCACATAATCCAACGAAAGGAATAATAATATGCCTAAACTCACGGTAAATGAAAGCGCGTTCGGGATGACCGACGAGCTTGTTATCGACTTCTCCGCCTTCTCAGTTGCTAATGCTGGCGTTTTGGCTGACAACGCGACCAAGACATTCACATACGTCATCCCTGCTGGGACGATGGTTACGGATGTCTCGGCCTACCTGATGACTGCGTTCGACGACAGCGGCGGCGGCGATGAGCTGAACGTCATTGTTGGCGACGGCACGGACGATGATGGCTTTTTGACAACTGCGGCCCTGCACGTTGACCAGACTGAAATCACCTACGTTGCTGACACGGGTGCATACATCGACAATGAGAACGGCAAGGTTTACACCGCAGCCGACACCATTGATCTGAAGTTCACGCCCAACGTCTCGACTGGTACGGATTACTCGCTCAACGAGCTCACCGCTGGTCAAGTGAAGTTTAAGTTCCGCTTGGTTAGTCTCGCCTAAGCCAACTTTTTAGTTGTGTTAAACTTGGCCACCTCTTAACTGGGGTGGCCAATTTCGTTTTGCATGAATATCATCAATAAACCAAAAACCTATTCCAAAGAAGAAATTGATAACGAGCTTATCAACATCGTGAAAGAGAGTCTTGCGGAAGAAAAGGCAACGGAGTTTGAGCGCACTAATGTAGCTCGCGCACAAGCGTCTGTGATGAAAAACCACAAGAGCGTTCCAGGCCTAGGGAAGTGCATAGGTGTTATGCCGGGACGTGAGTATTTCCGGCTTGTAAAGAAATACGGATACGAGACGGTTCACAGCAAAGATTTCATGCGATTCTTCAACAAGAAGATGCCTGAACTTTCACCCAATAGAGTTTAATGAAAAACAAGTCATATTCCGAGTTGTTAGCACTTGTCCAAGCCCTTTCGGGCGTGGATGCGTTCACTGTGCTTGAACAATCGAAAGTGTTGGCAATGGCCAATCGTCGCTTGTATGAGGCGTATGACTTCAGCCCAACGTGGCCGCGTTACATTGTGGGCGCACAGGTGAGGCCAGCTACAAATAATCTAATTGCCCGTGAATACGATCATGTTGCTGGAATCAGAACATCTTCGTCTGCTTCGCGTAACGGGACAACGGTTACAATCGTTTGCACGGCCTCTATCAGCTTTGTTGCTGGAATGACTGTTGTTGTGTCAGGACTCACTGGAACGGTTAGCCCCAATGGAACTCAAACAGTTGTAAGCATTGAAACAACCAACCTAAGTAACGACACATTTACCTACAGCCTTGCATCCGGAACAGGGGTTGAGACGTATAGCGGCACAGCCACCGTGTCCCCGGCGGCCATTGACGACATTTCGGACTACAACCGTATCTGGAACGCCAATCCTTTTGGCTCAAATCCGTCCTACGAATACGACTTCTTCGTTGATAGCAACGGCGCGACAGTCATTAACAACGCGACAGGCAACCTTGGGTTTTGGGTTGGCTACAAGAAGGAATGGCCCGGTCCATACACCACCGCTGCGGTTGATATTCCACTAGAGTTCTTCCACTATGCAGCCCACGCTACCTATGCCGATTTCCTTCGTATGGACGGTCAGGTTGACAAGGCTATTGCCGAAGAACAAATTGCCATGAGCTACCTTATGCTAGAGTTGAGCAAGGCCCAGAATCAGCGCAATAACAACTTCTTGTTTCGCCGCATTTCTACCTACGTTTCAACACAATCACGCTAATGAATAACTCCCTTGTTGTTAATCTCTATCCGTCTCCAACCGGGGAGGCCGACGAACGCCTTGCTGTAAGCACAGCGGCAGTTGCGCTTACGAATGTCTGGTCTTCGTCCAAGACGAAATACATCCTAATTGATATTCAGGGGGATGATGTTATGGTGACTTTTGACGGT